AGCTGATTATGTAGCAATAGCGAATAAACGCTTAGAGCAAGTGCAAGGGAGTTTGTTTTGAAGCAAACAAAATTAGAGAGTCTAGTTGAGGCAAACATAAATACAATAAGCGGTTTTGTAGTTGGATATTTTCTTGCGTATACTATTCTGCCACTGTATGGAATGGAGCAATCGCACGCAGATAGCTTGCAAATAACTATTATCTTTACTATTGCATCTTTATCGAGGAATTACGCAATTAGAAGATATTTTAATTCAAAAAAGGTGGTAAAATGAGACAAGAAATGATAAAATTAATTGAGCGTGTGAAATGCAAATAGTTAATATCGGCAAAACGGATTGGTATAAAGCGGTAATGGATGCAGACGGAGAGTTGGTTTCTTTTGGCGGGTTTCTCATTCTTTCCCGCCTCTCCTTCAAAAAAAACTTTCAAAATATTCCGCTAAATTCGAGAACGATTTAAAAAAAATACTAAAAACATAATATAATAATCTTCTAAAAAAGACGGGGAACATATGAGAAGCGAAGAGTATTATATCGACTTGATTAAATATCACTACGAAGCAAATCATGTCTACCTAAAAAAAAAGTATAAAAAAAGCTATAAAGAAATTTACGAGATCCTTGAAAAACAAGAGTCCGACACTTTGGAGCTTCAACAAATTTTTATAGATTATGAAAGTAGCGGCAGACTTTACGAGCTGAATGTAATCTTCGGCAAACGAAGAGAGCTTTTTAGGTCGTTCCATGCAAATTTATTTAAAGTTGATACGTCGAAGATTGTGCCTGAGCAGCTATACTCAACGGTCAGGACGATGCTTGAGCGGATAAGAAACGGTGGAGGGATAAAGTAGATGAGTAGAAAATACAAAAGTACAAGAGGGTTTATTTTAATGCAAACTAAGTATCAATCACTAATAGAGAGCTTTACAAATATCTTAATAGGGTATTTAACAGCTCTTTTGAGTCAAGTGCTAATATTTCCTTTGTTTGATATTGATGTAACATTTCAAGATAATCTTTTGATAGGGTTGTATTTTACAATTATAAGCTTGATAAGGTCGTATTTAGTGAGAAGATATTTTAATAAAAAAGTAGGAGCTTGAATTGGCATATACTAAAGAGGAATGGCAAAAAGCAAGAGGATTCTTTGAAGCTGGAAAGTCATTGTCCTACATAAGTAAAACTTTAGGAATAGGCAAGGCTACTATATCTGATAAATCAAAAGAAGAGAATTGGGAAAAAGGGAAAACCGAACATACAACCGAACAGTTGAAAAGCCTTATTGTAGGGAATGAGATAAAGAGTCAAGAAATAAACCGAACAAACCGAACGATAACCGAACAGCTGATTAATTCAAACTTTGAAGACTATCAGATTGAGGTATTAGAGGACTTAGTAAAAGATACTTGCAAACAAAAAAATATTTTATTTACAGGTTTAAATATGGCAATGATTAGAGCAACTCAAAAATTACAATTAAACAGAAAAAAAGAACCATTAAAGATAAGAGAGGGATTTGGTAATGGAGTATCACAAGAACACTATGAAGAGTTTGAAAGTGATTTAAGTTCAAGCGATATTCAAGACTATACAAATGTATTAGTTAAAGCAGGGCAAGGATTAGGGCTAATTGAAAAAGATGGTAGTAATATAAACATCCAAAACACAAACGTGCAGCAAAGCAGTATCGACATAGACGGGTTAACGCCTAAAGAAATTTCAAAAAGCTATTTAGACTTAATAAAAAAATGACGATAGAAGAAAAGTTTAAAGCGTTACAAAAAATCAATGCGAGCGACTATAACAAAAAGCTTGCGTTTGAATATTATCGAGATAAGCCAATCGACTTTATAAACGATTGGGTAATCACGTTTGATCCTCGTTTGAAAGAAAACAAATTTATCCCCATGATTTTGTTCCCTCGACAAATAGAATTTGTAGAGTGGCTAGAGGACAGATACAGAAAAAATGAAAACGGCATTTGCGAAAAGTCCCGCGATAGCGGTATGAGCTGGTTAGCTATGGCGTGGGCTATTCATAGATGGATTTATGAAGATGGATTTAGTGCTGGGTTTGGAAGTAGAAAAGCAGATTTTGTTGATAAGTTAGGTAATCCTTCATCAATATTTGAAAAGGGCAGAATGCTAATAAGATATTTACCAAAGTTTTTTTTGTTTGATGGGTTTAAAGAAGATGTTCATTTAACCTATATGAGATTTGTTAATCCTACAAATGGAGCAACCATAACGGGAGAAAGCGGGGACAATATCGGGCGCGGTGGGCGTACGTCAATCTACTTTAAAGATGAATCGGCTTTCTACGATAGACCCGAGATGATTGAAGCGTCCCTTGTAGCCAACACGGAGGTTCAAATAGACATTTCTACCCCAAACGGGAGCGGGAATCCATTTCATCAAAAAGCGATTAGCGGGAAAATCCCAAAATTTACTTTTCATTGGACGGACGACCCTAGAAAAAATCAAGATTGGAAATCAAAAAAGATAAAAGAAGTCGGGGAGATTATATTCGCGCAGGAGTACGACATAGACTACGATGCCTCTCTCCCAAATATTTGTATTTCTAATAAATTTATTCGAGAATGTGTCGAGATAGACACGGACACCACGGGGGAGATTGTAGCAGGGCTAGACGTTGCAGACGATGGGGAAGACAAAAACGCGTTGACGATTCGTCAGGGGAATAAAGTCTTGTTCGTAGAAAGTTGGTCAGGCATTGACGTGGGTCAAACGACCATGAAAGCGATTCAATACTGTTTAGAGTACGGGGCGACAATCATGAATTACGACAGTATTGGGGTGGGTGCGGGAGTAAAGGCAACCGTAAATATGGTAAACCCTAAGGGGTTAGAGTGTATCCCCGTGTCCGTGGCGGAAAGCCCAAGTAATCAAATGTACGGGGAAAAGCATTTTAAAGACACTTTTTTAAATTTGCGCGCAGAGCTTTGGTGGCTTATGCGAGATAGATTCAAAGAGGGCAAAATCTCGATACTTAACGATAGCGAGCTTATAAGCGAATTATCACAACCGCTATACTTCTTCAACGAAAACGGAAAAATCAAAATCGAAAGTAAAAAAGACATGCGCTCAAGAGGGGTGAAATCCCCGAATAAAGCAGACAGTTTGCTGCTTGCGTTTCACACGACCCATCAAAAAGTAGACTGGTCCAAAATCGGTTAGTTTTGTATAAGATGTGCTAAAATTTAACAAAAAGGTTTCAAAATGGCTAAATACAAGGGGCACTATTACGCGCAAAAGGGGACGAAATGGAACGAGATAGCTAAAGACCAAGCGAGCGTTTTGGATATTACTCCACCTTTAAGATTGCAAGATCAGGCGCTAAAAGTATTCGAGGATTGGAAATCAAGGTTCAACGACGAATGGATTAATAACGTCGCGAGTATTAACGCAAACAACTCAATCGCGCAATATAACGAGTACATTCTAAGTAGGCTCTCTTATGCGGAATGTTCCCATCTGGCGTGTGACACCATTATTAACAACGCTCTTGAAAAATTCACAAATTCTATCATTTCAAAATGGGGAGAAATTGTTATCCCGAAGACGTACGACAGCGAAGATTTGGACGCGCAAAGCCTCATAGAAAAAATCGAAGAGAGAGCGAAAGAAATCGACCTACGGAAAAAGGTAAGGGACTTAATACACATGAGCTTAACCTACGGCAAAGGGAGTATTTTTATCGATGTGAACTCCGATGAGTTGGATAAGCAACTCATCAAAAAAACAAACGTATTCACACAAAACAAAATTCAAAACCTACAAATCGTTCCCCCGTACACGATGGGGGCGGTTCGGGTGGAAACTACAAACGTGCTTGATAAAAACTATATGCGCCCTCAAATGTGGTACATACAAGGTGCGGGCAACGTAGACAGCTCCCGCCTTATAGACCTCGTCATGTTCGACACCCCGCTTCTCATACGACCGATGTATAATTTCGGCGGAATCGCCCTGAGTCAGTTCATGAAGAACTACGTCGCTACGGCAGACGCTACGCGTCAAAGCCTAGGCGATATTATGCTTAGATTTAAAACGAACGTAATCAAAACCGACCTCCTTAAAGTGAACCCAACCGAAGCCAACGAGCGGGCGCAGTCTATCAATCGACAGCGAAACAATCTAGGGACTCTTTTGCTTACAAGTCAAGAAGATTATGTCGAAACAATCACGCCGATTACGGGGTTAGAGAGCATTTCCGCGCATCAAATGCAATATATATCCGTAGCTGGGAGACTGCCCGCCAACGTCCTTTTCGGTATTACCCCGAGCGGCTTGAACGCAACGGGCGAGTATGAAATTGAGAACTACAACAAAGAGACCCAAAATCTACAAAACAGCAAAGTGAAACCCATTGTCGAAGAGTTGTTATATTTGATTTGTTTAGAGATGGGGTACAACATAAAACCCGAGTTTAAATTTGAAGAGTTGAGTAAAAAATCAGAGCTTGAAGAAGCGCAAATAAGTCAAACCTACGCCGATATTGCGTTTCGGTCGATTGAAAGCGGTATGATGACGCAGGAACAAGCGATTGATTATCTCGTTTCTAAAGAAGTGTACCCAGACACGTTCACGCTTGAAATCGAAGAAAGCGACATGGATTTAGATATGGACTTGGGGACAGAATAAACACATGCCAAAAAAGCCGAAACCCACAACCCTCAAGCCGCCGAACGCGAACAAAGCCTTGGAGAGGGCATACGCAAGAAGGCTTATCAAGCTCACGTCGGAAATTATAAACTCATTTTTGTATTGGTCGGTGGCGGCGTACAAGAAGAACATAAACAAATCAATTTCTACGCAACTATCTTTTAATTTTAGCGACTTGCTTGAAAAATGGGAAAAAAAGACGAAAGACATCGCAAAGATTGAAGCCAAAAAGATTACGAAACAAACGGCGGGCTTTGTAAATATGGGGCTAAAAAAGCAGGGTGTTAATCTGGCTACAAGAGGGAGCGCCAAAGAGATAGAAAACACCTTGCGGGCGACGTATCAAAGAAATTACAATCTTATCGTAAGCATCCCGCAGGACATCAAAAACCGTTTTGAAAACGTGTTTCTCAATAACGTAAACAATTTTGACGAAGCGGCGATAAAAAAGCAGGTTTTAACGATTGAGGGGATAAGCAAGCGCCGCGCCGACGTTATTGCCAAAGACCAAGTGAACAAAGCAATCGACGGCTACAATTCCGCCAAAACGCAGGCGCTAGGGTTTGAATATTACGTATGGACCACAAGCCGAGACGAACGGGTATCTACGGGGAGCGGGGGGCATGATGTTTTAGACGGACGTATTTACAAGTACGACACCCCTACCGCGATAATTGACAGCTACGGCAACGTCGGACACCCGAGCGATAGGGTAAACTGCAGATGCAGACGTAGACCGCTGCTACTCAAAGAGGGGCAATCGCTCAAACTTATTAAAGACGCAACGCACGGGGATTACTATGAGCTGGTGGAGAAATAAGCGCGCAATCTGTTTTTTTTAGAATGTGTAATAATTTTTTGTTTGAATTTTTAATAAGGAGTTCATATGTTGTTTTTAGATAAAAAGTCGCAAAGAAGCAAAGACGAAAACGGATTTTTAATCATCAAAAATAACCCTATCGCCAAGGCTGGCGTTTTCGAGTATCTGCATTCAGAGCTGTTTGCGGATGGAGAAGACGTTATCGTAAAAGTGTATAGGGATTTTGAAGATTTAAAAAAAGTCAAAGACACCTTTGCAAACAAGCCGATCGTTCATAACCACAAGTGGGTTGGCGAAGAGACCGACCAAGTGGATGGGTCTATCGGGAGCGAGATTTTTATTGACGAAGACAATAAAAGCTTAAACGCTAATCTTATAATCTACAACCCGAAGCTGATTGAAGCCATAGAAAACGGCTTAGACGTAGAATTATCCCCCGCATATACGGGCGACGTTGAAGAACGTTCGGGGATGTTTGAATCTCAATCTTATGCTTATGTACAATCGTTAGACTACGCGAATCATCTCGCAGTGGTTCAAAACGGTCGCGCAGGGAAAGATTTAAAAATTCAAGATAGTAAACCACATCAAACAGGGGAAAACATGAAAGAGAAAAACACTCTTAAGAAAATTATGGACTCTCTCCGTAAGATTTTAGACGAGGGCGCTAAAGTCGAGGATACAGAGGAAAAAACCGAAGACGAGGCAACGACTGTTAAATCTATCTTGGAGAGTGAGATGAGCGACAGCGAGAAGCTTGAAGCGATAAGAGCGCTTGAAGAAGCGAAAACTTCCGACGAAGACGCTGGCACGGAAGAAGCGAAAACTTCCGACGAAGACGCTGGCACGGAAGAGGAAAAAACCGAAGACGAAGACGCTGGCACGGAAGAGGAAAAAACCGAAGACGAAGACGTAGGTGACGAAACGGCGGAAGTATTGAGCGAGATGATCGAAAAAGCCGTGGAAGCAAAAATGGAAAAATTTGCGGATGCACAAGCGAAACAATCGAGACGCATTGCGGACACATACACAAAAGTAAGCGACGCACTCGGCACAAGCTTCAATTACAACGGCATGTCGCCCGACGATATTTTCAGATTTGGATACGAATCAATTACGGGGCAAACCTTGGACAAAACAATGAACCCCGAAACGGCGTTCCTAGTTGCGACGTCGAGCAATCGTAAGCAATCGTTCCATGACAACGCTACGGCGGGCGTAGAAAGCAATATTTCAAAATTGCTTAATAGATTTTAAGGAGAAGAAAAATGCTACAAAGCACGGTTAAAGCGACGCTCCCAGTTGGGAGCGCAGGGCAGATTTACAAATCAGAACACTCGTTTTTAAACACGGTTGAAAGACTGGCGCAAACAGACGTAACGGTCGGGACTTTTGTTCAAAAAGGTACTTTAGAAAATGAAGTTATCGAGGCTTCGGGCGTTGCTATTACCGCAGACATTATCGGGGTAGTTGTTAAAAACGAGCTTAAGCCGTCAGTTGCAGACACGGCTGTTATCGCGAAAGGCAATAACGTCACGGTGGTTACAGAGGGTAACGTTTATATTGCAACGAGCGCAGCGGCGGCTCAAGGTCAATACGTGTTCCTAAAAACAGCGGACGGGACGTTGGCATTTGGCAATACCGCAACACTAGCGGATCACACATACACGGGCTTCAGGGTCGATATCGGAAACGCAACGGCAACCGCTGGCGTAGTCGGCATTACAAGTTCAAGAGCGTAGGGAGAAAATAGCATGGCAAAAATTACAACACAAGAGTTAAGACAGCTTCAAGCAAAGGGCTTCTTTAGGGATGCGCAGGCGACGGTAACACCGAATAATATCGGTATGCCCGCAGGACTTTTGACGGCATTATCTACGGATATCGTAGAGAACATCCTAGCGGTCAGAACGGCAGAGCAAGCACTCGGCAAAATGGAAAAAGTCATCGACTGGGCGGATGCTGAATACATTCTTCCGTTTATGGAGAAAACGGGTAAAACTTCACCATACGGGGATTTTGCACAACCTAAAACAAGCGGGCTTAATACGTCTTTTAACAAGTTCGGTCATTACCGCTTTACGGCTAAATACCTCTATGGCGATTTGGAAGCGGAACAATATTCACGCGCACGTATCAATTATGCAAGCGTGTGTTTGTCGGGCGTTACCGAAGCCTTGGCGGTGGAGCAAAACCGAACGGCGTTTCACGGATATTTAACGAATACGGGCGGGGATTTTATTTGCTACGGACTTTTGAATAATCCACAATTGCCGAGCTATGAAACCGTCCTTGCTAAAGATTTCGCAACGATGACATGGCAAGAGGTAATGGCGTTTTTCGGTGGGGCGATTAAAGACTTAACTACCCAAACGGGTAACAACATCAACGGGCGTTCTAAAATCCGTGTGATTGTAAGTGCTTCGGCTTTTGCGGATTTGCTAACAAAATATACAGATCTCGGCGTAGCGGTATTTGAGACAATTCAAGCGCGCTACCCAAATATGTATTTTGTACCCGCGATTGAGTTTGACGAAGCATATTTAACGGAAAACGTTATTTACTTTATTGGGGAGGCACAAGCAGGCGGGCTCCCAGACACGACAAAACTCGGCTATTCTGAGTTTTCGAAAATGGGCAACGTGATCCAAGGTGATTACTCTTACTCACAAGCAGTGAGTGCGGGAACGGTCGGGGCAATTGTCTATAAACCATTTATGGTTAAAAGATACTACGGGTGCTAATCCCGTAGTATCTCATGAAATCTAAAAAAAAAGGAATTAATATGCCAACACTAATTATAAAAGAAGTCGCAGGGGCAAAGTTTCGCGCTGGCGATAAAGTTGTGGAGCTCCAAGGCGGATGCGTATTAAATACGGTTACCGATTCGGATTACAAAGAGATGCTGAAATGCGAAAAGTTTAAAAAGTTGATTGATAAGGGTTTCATTATTGACTCAACAAACACGGAAAAAGCAACCGACGACACGAAGCAAGCCATTTCGGATAAGCAAACAAAAGAAATGGAAGCCAACGAGCGCGCGAATAACGTAGAAATTAAACAAGACAAATAGGGGTAAACAAGATGGATACACAAACGATGCTTAACGAATTTTTGGGCGTGTATCCTGAGTTTACGCCTCTTTTTCAAACACTTGAACAGGTAAGCAGATTTGAGATTATTAACAATAAGCTCCAATGTGTTTACCCTGAGTTTGCAAATCTTTTAATTTGCGCAAACAAATACCCGTATTACATGGTTTTAGCCCATTATTTAGTAATGATCGGCGAGTCGAAATCTATCGGGATTTTGGCGAGCAGCGGGATTAAGAGCGGTTCGAGCGTCGGGGGTGTGAGCGTCTCGTTTCAGAGCACGCCTTACGGTTCCGATAATTTCTCATACTGGTTAGCGTTAAGCGCATACGGGCGGGAGTATCTAGCGTGGCTCCAGCGCCAAAGCGGGTTAAGGTTCGTAAATTGATTACGCTAAAAACCAGCGACATAAAGCTGGATAAAATCAAAAAGCAGCTTAATAAACAGCTCAAACCTACCCTCGGGCTAGGCGTAGGCTTTTTCGATACGGCTACGTATCCGAACGGGAAAAAAGTGGCGCAGGTGGCGCACGACAACGAATACGGATTTGGGAAGGTTCTGCCGCGTCCCTTTTTTAGGACAACAATCGATGAGAAGTCAAAAGAGTGGGGCGCACTTATTGCGTCGGAGCAGGTCAAGAACAAAGACATGTTTAAAACCCTAAATGTAGTGGGGACGATAGCGAGCAACGACATCGCAGATAGTATCATCAATCTATCATCCCCCGCCAACGCGGAATCTACGATACAAAAAAAAGGCAGTTCAAACCCCCTCGTGGACAGCACCCTGATGAGCCGAAGCGTCACACACGAAATCACGGGAGGTTAAAAAATGAACGTATTATTAGAGGCACTCGAGGGCGTGGGCGATCTCATCCCCATTCAACCGATCCAAATAATCACTAAGGCTCAAACAATCGTGGACGGGTTTCCCGAAGTTTCGGAAACCACGCTAGATGGTTTCGCACACATCCAACCGCTCACCCCCTTTGAAGTTAAAAAATTAACGGACAGCACGCTAGACAGTAAATCCGCCTATCAGTTTTGGATACTTGACGACTTGGTGGATGTTTTAAACATGCTGAACAATACCGATTCGCAAATCGTTTTTAACAGCAGGCGTTTTAACATATACTCCAAAAACGATTGGAGCGCAAACGGGTGGATACAGGTTATAGGGGCGGAGGTGGGTAATGTTTGATAGTTCCAAACTCTACAAGATGCTAAAGCCCGACAGTAACCCAGACCTGATTACAAGTTTGCCAGTTATAATCGGCGGGACCACGGCGGTGCCGAACTATATAAGCGGGTGCGTGATTATTCATCCCCTATCCCCGAAACCTATTACGAGCCAGTTTAAAAATATGTTGGATTTTGTTATGGACGGAAAGGCGAAGCAAAGCACGCTTTATGAGTTAACGTATCAAATCGATATCTATAAACAAAACGCGAAAAACGCAAAAACTATCGAAGTCGAAAACGAGGCGACAAAGATTCAAGAGTGGCTTAAGTCGTTTGAGGTTGAAGAGTATCTAAGAACTTTGGATTGCGAAATATACGCAAACTATAAACCCATCCGATTAACGCTTAACGCGGATCTTAACGCGCAGTTTACAAACCGCGCGAGCTTTGACGTAACGATAATATCAACGAATCAGATTTCTGAGAAAATAGATATTATTGAAAAAGTAGTTTTTGAAAAAACTTTAACAATCTAGGAGAAAAAAATATGAGCAGTGCGATACCTTTGGACCTTTTGGTCGACGTCACATCGGTCGGCGTTCAAGATGCGTTTACAATCGGGAAGCTTCCGACCATCTTGATAGTCAAGAAAAATCCATTACTTCCAAATAAAGAATTTATGGAGTTTACAAACGCGACCGCGGTTAAAACAACTTTCGGGGTGTCTAGTTATGCGGGCGGGTTTTCGGATGTTTACTTTGGCGTAACGTCGAAAAAAGCGACAAAGCCCGACCGCTTGACGGTGTACACGTGGGCGGAAGACGGGCAGGCGGAAAGCATTAAAGGCGCAAAATTAGCCGCCTCGGTGCTTACCTTGTCGGGAGACTTCGGCGTAAAGCTTGGCGAAACTACGGAAAATTTCACGGTGGATTTAAGCGGGGCAATCAGTTATGCGGCGGCGGCGACGCTTATCCAAACCCAAATTAACACATCACTCACGCCAGCGCTAGCTACGGCGACGGTCACATATTCCGCGGTTACGGGCGGCTTTATCGTTACTCTCGGGACGCTTACGGAAAACAACATGGAGATTGTCGCGGGAACCGCAAACGACATTCATGAGAAAATGGGCTTAACAATCGGGGAAGGTGCGACGTTTATCCCGTTAATAGAAGCGAAAACGTTCGAAGAAGCGCTCATGGCGATTGGCGAAAATAACGGGAATTACTACGCCATTACGACGGGGTTCGATTTGGTTATCGACGAAGATACGGGAGTGGATGAGCTCAAAGACCTCGGCGAGTTCGTACATGGGTCTAATGATAGATTTATGGCGGTGTACTCATGGACAAACAACCAACTCTTTGTGGGCGACAGCGGGGCAACCGAGGCGTATGAGGGTTACAACGGGCTTGTAATAGATACGGCTTTGGGGGACTATACAAACGCGTTTTTGTGCGGATTGATTTCGGCGATGAACTTATCGTTAATCGCGGGTAACTACAATCTGGCATGGAACGACGCCTCTATCTATTCGACCGTTGCAATCAACGACCGCACGAAATATGAGGCAATGAAAACCAATAAGGTAAACGCTCCTGCAAAATTTGGAATTCTAGGGCAGGACGACACTATCTACATGAATGGGACAATTCTAGGGAGTAAAACGGATAGTATCAATATCTATCTATGTAATAGCTTTTTGAAATTCGCTTTACAGATCGCACTCTACAACATGCAAAAATCGCAGGACATCATCGGTCTACGCGGCACCCGTGGTTTTGGTATCGTAGCATCATACATGGACGAAGTTTTTAACGGGGCGGTTTCCGCGAACATTATCGCAACGGGCGCAACGCTCACCGTAACGGAAAGAAACGTGGTGATTTCGAATTTCCCGAACAATGCGGAAAAAGCACTCGAGGAGATCCAAAAGCGCGGCTTCTATTACGAAGTCAACCGCATTGACACGGTAACCAAAGAGCTGTATATCACGCAGGCGTACATGGGCAACATGCCCGTAGATAGAATTATCATTAATTCTTATATTTTAGGAGCTTAGAGCATGGCAAATATTAGCACAAACAACGCGCGCTTAACGGTAAAATTTGAGAATTATGGGGCGATAGTTATCGACAACTTCGACCCCGACAGTGACATCTGGGCACCATCGGATAGACAAACGGCGGACGGTGAGGTTACCCCCGACGGAGCTTTTAATTACTGGGCGATTAACGCCCCGATTGAAGCCACCTTGACGGTGTCGGGTGCGTCGACGGCAGCAAGACGTTTGCGCACAATTTCCGACGCACACACACGCCGAGGGGATACACAAAGCGTCGTGGAAAAAGCGACGGTGATTATCGAGCTGAACGGCGAAACGACGACGTACTACGACGGCGTTATGACGTCCACGAAGCCGGGGGCGCATTTGGGTAACCAAAAACTACAAAGCCAAACGTTTAATTTTAAATTCGGCGGTGTAAAATGAGTTACAAGCTTGAAAATAAAGAGTTTGATTTTGATCGCGTAACCGTAGCGGATGCTCTTGTGGTTAAGCGCGCGTTTACGATCATGGCGAACGAAGAAGCAGACGCCGAAGAGAAAAATAAAGCCGATGAGGATGTTTCTAAACTTGCAATTAAGTATCTAAAAATTAAAAGCGGCACGCAATGGATCGACAACGTATCGGAGGATTATATCGGCGAAGCGTTCGAGAATGAGCTAGCCGTGTTTGAGATTATTGCAAAGTTTCAGGAGCGTATCGCGGGTTTTATGCGAAGCTTGCCGAGCTTCCAAACGGCACAAGCACAAAAGCAAACAAGACCAAAGCGCGGCAAATAGCGCACACGTTCGATTCTCTTGTAGTCGGGCTTGTTACGTTTGGTGTCGGGACTTGGCGGGACGTGATGGGCATGGATATAGAGGACGCGATAAGCACGTTTTCGATCCACTACATAAACAAATACAACGAGATGCTTATCTACGAAGAAGCACAAAAGCGATAAGGGAAAAACATGACGCAGGTTTTAGACGAGTTTAAAATTGTTTTCGGCATGGATGATAAACCACTGAATGCGGGTATCCAAAAAACCGAAAGCACTTTGAAAGGACTTGGGAAAGTTTTTGGCGCCGTTTTTGCGGGTTTTGTGTCGTATGGAGCAATAAAAAGTATAATCGAAGATTTCGCAAACCTCAACGTAAAACTTAGCGATAGTACCGAACTCTTAGGAGTTACGGCGGGGGACGCGCAGGCACTGGGTAACGCTTTGGAACGCTTCGGCGGGAATACGGACGCGGCGATACGCTCGCTAGAAAGCCTCACGAACAATCTCGAACAAGCCAAAACGGGGCAGGGCGCACTCCTTGAGGTTTCCCGAAAGTACGGGCTACAACTAGACCCATTTGCCAGCGCAAACGACACCCTCCAAAGCCTTTCGGGACAGATGGGAAAATACACCGCGCAGCAACGCAAAGCAATCGCGAACCAACTCGGGCTAGATGAAAGTTTAGCGCGCGCGTTTGCAGACGGTGGGGAAGAGCTTAACAAGCTTATTGCAAAACAAAAGGAATTAGGCACGACCACCGAGGAAGATATCGCCATTTCAAAAGATTTTGCGAATGCGCAGCTTGATCTAAAAGACATGTTTGGAGCGCTTATTCGAGACATGGCGCGCGTGGTTCTTCCCGCGTTTACAAAACTCGTTGAGATATTTAGCTCATTTATCGGTTGGGCGCGTAGGCACAAGCAAGTCGTAATCGGCTTTTTTGTCGGTCTTGCTATTGCGCTCACCCCCGTGCTCATCGGATTCGCTAAAATCGCCATAGCGTCGATTGCGGCTTTTGCCCCGCTTTATGCCGTCGTAGCCATCGCCACCGCCATCGCCGTGGTTGTAGAGGATGTTTATTACTACTTTATGGGGTGGGATAGTGCCACGGGCGACCTCGTCAAGCAGTTTCCCGCAATCGGAACCGCTTTAGAGTTCATCCGCCCGATAGTCGTGGGGATTTTTGACGTGTTCGAGGGGATTGTTAATTTTCTTAAAGACCCGTCTTGGGGCAACTTTATAGCGATTTTCGAGACAATCGGTAACGCGGCTTTAGAGTTTGTTCAAAAGCCGATAGATGCGGTAATAGAAACCATTATGAGCATGTTCGACATGGTTGGGAATTTAGGAAACAAAATAACCGAAGCCTTCAAAGATTTGGACGTGTTCGGGTGGTTTGGGGATGATGAGAAAAACAAAGCCGAACTGCAAAAAGCAATCCCCAACGCCCCTGCGGTTCCGAATGTATCCAACGCGAACACGGTAAACAACATGAATGTAAATAACAACTTTAACCAAAATATAACCACCGCCACGCCGAAACAATTTGCGGATGATACAAATAGCCAAATTGTAAACAGCATTAACGGCACACGCCAGCAAGTTGGGGCGCTATAATGCAAGTGCCTATCAATAAGCAAAGCGGAAGTATAAACAAAGTCATGAAGATTACGGGGTTGGAGGATTTGGCGTGCACCGTATACTCGGTAAGCGAAACGCAAAATTACCAACTCCCGCAAAACCCGCTTGATAATAACACGTTTCTAGCGGATACCATTTTTAGGCTGCCGAAGCAAATCACCGTTCGGGTACTCGTTAAAGAGGCGGACATCCCTATTTTTACAAGCGCGATAAACGAAGTACAATTCTCAAGCACGCTCTTTACGGTAGTATCCGTCGCAAACGAGGTTTTTGCGGGGTTGAAGATTTTGAGCTGCGCGAAAGACGTGAGCGCGCAAATGGTAGGGGCGGCGTTCTATAATATAAGCATGGAGGAAGCAATGCTTATTCAAGCTCTCGTTAAGCCGTACACCGCGGCAAAAAATCCCGCATATGGCGGCAACGGGGGGGCGGGGACAAAGCAGGCGCCAGAGCGAAAAAAGTCCGCACTTAAAGGGTTTTATTCATGAAGCTAAAAGTAAGCCTAGATGATTTTTCGGTATTGAATGAAATACCGCTTGAGATAAACCCTAATTATAACTTCGATACGACTATTGGGGAGGACACCTTTACGGTTTCGGTGCGCACGTTCCTCGGCGGCCAAACCCGAATTTCTATTTTTCTAGGGGATGAGGTCGTGTGCGAAAACGCCCCCGTTGGAATCTACGGGGCAAACTTGGCTTTTTATAGCACGTACCAAAAGGGGGCTTTTTTCTTTTTGCGAAATAGTGCAATGAGTGGGGAGCCAAATTTTTTAAACTTTTCGAACAACGACTTAAGGCTATTTCATGGCTATTTTTAAGCGCACGTGGAGGCTTTCGATCCAAATCGGGAAACAGCTCAAAACCTATCAAGAACTTGAAGCGGATGAGGTTTCCCTCAAAATAGAGTTTGACGTTACGACAATGGTAGAGGGCGCAATGCCTACGGGGTCAATTACCGTCTACGGTTTGCCCGACAAAGACATGGAAGTGCTTGCAAGCGGATACAATCCCTCGAAGGGCGTTTTTAAGCAAAATTTTGTTTCGTTGGAGGTCGGTCATCTTCAAACGGGGTTAAGCACGCTTTTTAGCGGCACCCTCGTGGATATTGATCCAAACTTCTCCACGCTGGGCAACTCGATAACTTTTCGGCTTCAAAATGGGATTCAAAACAATCTAGCGAGAAACAGCGTTCAAACAAGCCTACAAAACAAAGTGGATTTTAAAGCGGTGTGTGCGGAATGCGCCAAAAATAACGGACTATCGCTAAACTACGCAAAAGACATCACAAAGCGATCCGTAACGGATTACAGCTTTGCGGGCACCCCGTTTCAGCAGATTGCGAGTTTGAGAAAATTTTATAGCGATATAGATATTTTCATCGACGGCACAAAGCAAGTTTTGAACGTGCTCCCCAAAGCGGGAAAACCTTTTAACCCCGTCGTTTTATCGAACCAAACGGGGATGTTATCGAAACCTAAACCGACGGCGCAGGGGGTGCAGGTCTTAAGCTTACTTAATACGAATTTCAAAGCTGGCGGGTTTGTGAAATTACAAAACGAAATTTTAACGAGTTTTGATGGAGAGTATCGCATCTTTGAGCTTAAGCACACGGGAAGCAACCGCGGGCAAAACTGGACAAGTCAACTAACTCTACAAAGGCTATAAATGGAAACATATAAAGCGCTCACCCCCGCCCGACCGTCGGATATCGGAACCGCGTTACAAGAACTTATCGTGGATAATCTAAGAACTATAAACACTTCTTTTATCGCCAAGATAACACGCATAAACGGCAATAAAGTGTCTATAATCCCCGCTCTCAAAAAACGACAAACGGATGCGGTGGTAACGATAAACAACTGCATGGTGGGTTTTGCTCAGTCGGGCGAATGGCACACGCAACACAAACTAAAAGTCGGAGATTACGGCTTGGCTATAATCGCACAAAACGACATCACGCGTTATAAAGAAAACGGAAAAACAGGGCTTAACGCAACACTTAGACGTTTTGATATTCAGGACGCTATTTTTATTCCGTTTTCGCTCTTTGATACGCTTCCAAACGACGCGGTAAACTACGTCATCAAGAATACGGGCGGCACGTGCTCCCTAGAGTTCGATAACGAAGAAAACGGAACGCTAAAGGCTAAGCTCTTGACGCTTCAAAGCGAAACAACGACGCTCAAGATTAAACTTGCAGAACTTGCTACAATTCTGGAAAATGCTCTTATTTCACAAACGCCATCGGGCACCCAACCGTTTAGCGGTGGCACGGTCGCCGCTTTTGGGGCATGGAAGAGCAGCTTAGACACACTTTTTAAGGATTGAAAAAAAAATGACTTCTTTTAAGCTTGACGCAAATAACAACATCGATTACCAAAACAATATCTTTACAATTGACGGCGTGGAAGCCGTAGCACAAGACATTAAGACGCGGTTGATGATGTTTAGAACTGAGTACCCGTTCGATGCGACAATCGGGTTAGACTATTACGATTTAGCCTCCCAAAACAATCGAACTGTTATCGAAAATGCTATAATCTCCCGGGTACTAGAAGACAAGCGCATCAAGTCGGTTAAGACGATTAGCGTAAATTTTCAAAATAAAAATATGAATATACGTTTAGAGTGCGTATTAAAAACGGGCGAAGTGATAAGTGTTTAATATCGATAACGCAATTACAAACAACGAAAACCTCTTCAAGCTCAACGAAGAGACGGGACGCGCGGAGTTTAAATATAAAGATGATTTGCAAGCGGAATACAACGCTCTCTACTCCAATCTTTTTCCCAATCTAAACCTAGACCCTAGCACCCCGCAGGGGCAAATCATAACCGCGGAAATCCAAAGCGACCTCGCGACCATCTCCAACATTGAAGCCGTACTAAACGCGTTTTTTTTCGGGGGGTCGGGTACGTTCTTGGATTTGTGGGCGTGGAATACTTTCCGCGTTGTTCGTAAAGCGGGGGTAGCAAGTACGGCAACCGTTACGATTACTGGGGTGCCATCAACCGAGGTTCCCGCGGGCTTTACAATCACGGACGGAACACAAAACTATACAATCGTAACGCCCGTAACAATCGGGGCACTTGGTTCAGTAGATGCAATTTTTCAGGCGACGGAAATATCTACACACGTGGCAAGCGCGGGGAGCATAACAGATTTTGTGACGATTGTAGACGGGGTGGAGACCGTTACCAACGCGGACGCGGCGACGGCGGCAATCTTAAGAGAGAGTGACGATTCGCTCCTTGGGCGTTGCTACACGTTTGGGGCGACTGCTACTAATTCAAGCTTTAGAAGCATACTGGCGAACGTCGGGCAGGTTTCGGGTGTCTCAAAAATCGCGGGCGCAGAAAATTACACGGGGGCACCAAAGGTTTTTGGCGGCGTCGAGCTCCCCGATCATAGTATAGCGATCGTGGTGCAGGGCGGAGAGGATGCGGACATCGCCGCAGTGATACAAAACAGCCGCGCGACGGGGTGCGACATGTTGGGGAACACGACCGTCACCGTCATGGATGCGGGGGTGGAATATGTTTATTCTTTCTTTCGCCCCGTATCCGTTCCTTTGAAAATGCGCGTTGAAGTTATCGTAAACACTGCGACGCCGACGAATTACGAAACCGTTATCAAAGAGAACTTAACGGCGTTTGTAGGCGATTTGGCAATCAATACAGTTATTACGCAACCGAGTATCGCGAAATGGCTCTATCGTAACATAAACGGCTTGGAAATATCCGACGTTACTTTTTCGAAAGTCGGTGACGCGCTTGGATATGCCCCCGTTTCGCTCAGTTTAATAGATATCGCTTCTATCACGAGTTTGGATATCGAGGTTGTCGCAGTATGACGCCACAACTTTGGGAAATCGCCCCCGACGACGTTCAAGCACAATACCGAGGTACGAACATAGAGGGGATGGTGCGGGGCGTAGCGGACATCCGAAAAAAATATCTTGGAAACGCAATCAGGTCTCTTTTTGAGCATAATATAAACATCACGACCGCGAAAGAGGACGGGTTGGACCTTTGGGGTTATCTGCTTCATTTTTCTCGCTGCATTCCGCAAGATACCGACCCGATTGCGGATGTGAACTACTTTAATTTTAATGAAAAAAACTTTCGGCGTATGCAGTTCTACAACCCGCTCGCCCCGAATTACGGGAGGCTTACTGATGACGTTTTTCGTAGATTTTTGATACTATTATACCAAGGGATGTTTGTGGTGAACACAATTCCGAACATAAACAAATTTATTAACGAAGCCCTTGGAAACGTCGGAGCGGATAAAATAGAAGTGCGCGACACGTTCGACATGAGTTATCAAACTTATGTTTTTTACAACAACGGGACACTGCCCGCGTGGCTTAAGTGGATTCTTAATAATTACGACGTTTTGCCGCGTCCTGCGGGTGTGGGTGCGACATACATAGACCGCCAACCAGTGCGCCGTTTCGGGTTTGCGCCCGACGGCACGACCGACCAATGGTATTATGATAATATCGGGGCGTTTGGCAACACAAATTTTAGCGAAATAGAGGAGTAAGATAATGGATTTATTAATACCGTTTGCAAATACGGGAGAAGTCGAAAATTTTGACGAAGGTGCAAGCCCTACGGGGGATATGAGCCTAGAAAAAGGCTTTACGGCTTTCTTTGAACTAAAACCCGAAGAGGGTGGGTTGTTTATCTTGCGCAAAAAGTTTAATAAGCTTTTAAATTTATTGAGCGCGGAAAACGTGCAATTCAAGACACAGACGTTCCCCGCGTGGATTGCAGACGCAGGAAGCGGCACACCGTACGCATACCCAAAGGATGCGATAGTCCGATATTCGGATGGAAACACTTACGCATCAAAAGTGGCTAACAATACAGCACTTCCAACTGATGCGATTAATTGGGTAAACTTTGAAGTTTTTGGAATTTCAGGGATAAGTAATTTATCAGATAAACCAACTCCAGTTGATACAGATAATTTTGCATTACAAGAAGTTGGAGGAGATTTAAAAAAGCTAAGTTTTGAAAATTTAAAATTATCTTTATTTAATCCTACATTAACGGCAAATGCAACTTTAACAGCAATTGACAATAAAATAGTTATGAATGGTATTGTTACCTCGCTAGGTTTAGAAGTTGGAGATGTTATTCAATTTACGAGTGTAGCAAATGCAAATAATCAAAAATTAAGAACGGTTGAGAGTATAATAAATGATAATGAAATTATTGTAAATTATGAACATTGTGGAAACAGAGGAAATGGAACATTAAAACTAACAGATGAAACATTAACTAATGCGACAATCAAACGGATTGCTAAGTGGTATAATGCACCAGATGGGTTGGGGCAGGCGTGGGTAGGTGTCACTAGAACCAAGGGTGTGACATATAATCACCCTTATGCTCAAAAAAGATGCATAATGTTGGCATACCAAGGGTTTGGCAATTTAGACTATAGAGTCTTTACTATCACTACAAATGGTCTAGATTTAATTCAAAGAGCCTCAAACACCGGCGGGGCGGTGTATGGTTCTTGGGTAGGCTCTATTAATGACAGTTATAAAGTATATTATACCTACGATATCTCTGTGACATTTTCTGAAATGAGGTAAACGAGGTAAACAATGGAAAAACTATATAAAGACACACAAGGTAACATCTACGCAGTTTCACCAATCCAAACTCCCAAAAAAGAATGGGTTGCACTGACTAAAAAGGAAATCGAGGAGCATTTGAATCCAATTGTTCCAAAAGAGGTTATTGAGTCAAATAAAAGGCTTGAGAGAGAACATTTGATTAATAACTTTAGCTGGAGACTAGATAGAAATAGTCAAGAGTTAGAATTAGGTTTAGAAACAACAGATAGCAGAATAGAATTATTAGAATATATGCAATACTTAAGAGATATACCAAGAGAAGAAGGGTTTTCTTATAATGCAATAAAGTCTTATGATGAGTTTTTAGTGATAAAAGAGTTAGAAAATGATTAACAACCTCCCCCCCGAATGGCTCCCGAATATGTTTACGTGGTTATGGGTGCTACTACTCTCCATCTGGGGCGGTACTGTGCACACCATACGTAAAATCAAGGACGGGACTATCGGCAGGTTCTCGATAAGCGAATGGATCGGCGACACGGTAACGTCGGGCTTTATCGGCGTTGTAACATATGCTCTTTGCCAACATAGCGGTTTTGACGGGTGGCTCACGGCGGCGCTCGTTGGTATAGCATCGCACCAAGGGACGCGGGGGCTAGCGTTTCTTGAGGAGCTTATAGCGCGAAGAATTAAGGGGTAGTCATGCAAGGGTATATCGTCGCGGCGGGCGCGGTTATAGTCGCGTTTGCGTCGCTGTTTTGGCATATAGAAAACCAAAAGGACGTTATAGCGTCGCTCGAGAAATCTCTCTTTGAGAAATACGCGGAAATAGCAACGCTCGAAATGGAAAAATCGGAGTGTAGCGCGGCAGTTACTACGCAAAACGAAAAGCTCGAGGGCATGCGTATTAACTACGAAGATCGCGTAAAAGCATTAGAGACACGCAAGCAGCTCTCCGCCTCGGTGCGTTACGAGGTCGTGTACAAAGAAAATCCAACGATGGAGGTAGAAAGCAATGAGTGCAAAGATATTAAAAACCTGCTTGATTCTATTCGTAGCAGCGGGCTTTAGCGGGTGTGCATGTACCCCCGTCGAGACGGTGCGTTACGTAGATCGACCTTACGAAGTTAAAGTGCCCGTGGCATGTACGCCCCCCCCCGTGGCATGCGACGCGAACCAATCTACTTATACGGGAGTCATAAAAGAGATGCGTTTATGCATTGAACGATATAAAGAAGCCGCGGAGGTTTGTAAATGACGATGAAACTAGTTAGGGTCACGAATACCCCCGACTTTACTGAAGGGAAGCTATACATAGACGGCGCACATGAATGCTATACGATTGAGGACACCGACCGATTTTTGGAAGAGCATGGAGCGGGGGCGAAAATCTACGGAAAAACGGCTATACCCCGCGGCATGTATCCCGTTGTGATTTCGTATTCGCCCCGCTTCAAAAAGGAGCTTATCGAAATAAAAGACGTACCATACTTTGAAGGTATCCGCATCCACACGGGGAACACCGCCGAAGATACGGACGGGTGCATAATCGTTGGGAGTGTGAACGAATCTGATGATGATGGATTTATAGGTGCATCAAAAAAAGCTTATAAAAAGTTGCATGAAAAAGTTAAAAATGCTTTGGATAAAAATGAAGAGGTCTGGATAGAAATAGTATAACGAGTCGCTTAAACTTTCCATGAAGAGGTGCGCTCGATAAAGGGCGCAAATTATAGCGGTTTTATGCTTTTTTGTCAATATTTGCCCCTATAAAAGGGGCGTTTGTGTCTATTCCACGACGTCAACTAAAATCTTTTTCCTATAACCTTTTAACGAAGATGTTCAGCTCGTAGATTTAGCATCTTTGAAAGTTTCAAACAAAAATTTTCTTACACTATCTCTTAACATATCCGAAATTTCATAGCTTCTTTTTGCAAACTCAGACATTCCCTCAAACTCACTTTGCTTATCTACGAATCGGCACATTTTAACGAAGTAGTCATCTCCGAAAAATTCACGAAATTCACTCTCAAACGAAAATGATAAACTCTCCACGATTGTAGCAATTGCTACGGGTTCAACGCGTTGGCTTTGGTCGGTTTGGTCAAGCATGTGCAAAAGAGAATCGTAACACACACGGGCGTATTTTTGTCTATTTGGTGTATCTGCGTTCCAAACATATTTACGAAGATGATCTCTAAATGTTATAGTAGAGCCTTTCTTCTTGTTTTCGTCGTTCATAGTTTGGATCAGCCCGATGATTTGACTACCGACGATTATGCCTATCGCTTTGGTGCGTTCGTTTTGTGGTTGCTTCTTTTTCACGCTTCCACCTTTTCGATTTTTATCTTTTGCGTTGCTAAAACATCGGCGACAAAATTGTATAAAAAGAATTTTTCGCATGGATCGCCCGCGATTGTTTTGGCTCCCGATACATTACAATAGACCGTATCGCACTTAATACGTTCTGAAAACTCCGCAAACTGGCAAATTTCGCATGACGGCGCAACGTCTACCTCGATATTGAATTTCATATTTTCTCCTTAAACTGCAAAATCAAGCAAGCCGCCATCTGGCTCGGAAAGCATCTCTTCTTTTGCTCTTTTATACATATCTCTTTGAGTTTTGAAAATTATCGTTATAAATTTCACACTTTATTTTTTTATCTTTCATAATTTTACCTTTTTTTATTTTGTCAATTTTTAAAACGGAATCTCATCTTCATCTATATCGATCACGGGAATCGAATTGCTTTGGGGCATATGACGGTTTTGCATCGGTTGCTGCTGCGGCTGGTAGCCCTGCTGTTGGTAGCTTTGTTGCTGCGGTATGTACTGCGGCGCATTGTAATCGTTATCAACTTGCGGTGCATTGTAGCCGTTTGGAGCATCTCCTTTAGACCCTAGCATCTGCATTGTCTCTACAATCACCGAATGCTTCGAGCGCTTCTGCCCGCTTTGATCGACCCATTGTTCAAAGCTTAACCGACCCTCTACGAGGATTTTACTTCCTTTGTGGAGATACTGGTTTGCAATTTCGGCGATTTTCCCAAAGAAAGTTATATCGACGAAACACGTTTCTTCTTTTTTCTCACCGTTTGCGGTAAACTTTCTCGATGTGGCAATTGCAGTATTTGCGATCGCAGCCCCACCCGATGTGTATCTAAGCTCTATGTCGCGTGTGCAATTTCCGACCAAAATTATTTTATTGTAGTTCATAGTTCACCCTCTATTTTTTCAAACTCATACACAAATACATAGGGATTGTCTCTCCACTTGTATCCATCTTTTGCTATTGAGTTCCAAAGTTTTTTAAACCAGCGCATTGCCTTCTCTTTGCATATGTGGTTTTTACCAACGTAGCTTTTGCATTTATTACAGAACATTTTTACTCTCTTCTTTGCGTGCCTCTACCGCCGCTATCATCGTAGTAAACAAAAATTCTTCAAGCGAAACTTCTCTGTTTTCATTGTTAGATAACACTTTGCAGAACTCCCTAGTTAAGTTTATCCAACCGTCAAACAAACTGTCGGGGGTTCCGATCATTTCTACCGACAATTTTCCTTTTTCTACTTCTTCAATACACATTTTCATTTTGTTTTTCTCCTTATTTTTATTTCCGATCCCATTCCGACAATTTCAAACCCTTTATTTTCGGCTTCATACTGATTTTTGTAGTAGCGCAAAAACATCGGGTTTTGTTGTTGCAGAAAAGAGATCAACTCTTCCGCGCTACTAAAAACGAGGGGCTGTTTCGTTATGTAGTGGGTCATTTATTTTTTTCAAAAAATTCGCATGATCGCGTCGGCTCCGCGTAGCGGTTTGTAACGCTACACACGAGATAGCTTCTCGTTTTCAACATTTGGAACACCGATTTATACACAACGTCAATATCGTTGATCGTTGCTAGCGTATAGTTTCATAATGCATTTTTTTCATATTTGGATATTTTTTTCTGTCTCATGTATCTTAAAGTTTTAATCCATTGTTCAAACTTCTCATCATCTTTTCTCATAAGACCTTTGTACCCAATGAAGTATGGAAGCCCATCTTCAATTCTTGCAAGTATTACTGCTGCAATAAAAAAGAACCCAACCAATACAGACGCCGATAAAACACTGCATCTCCTAGATATACTTTTTAGTAGTCATCCACCCTCCAAATAAACCCGTCGTCATTATGCACGCGGCGTTCGTATTGCAGGTGCCGCTGTAAAAATCTTATGCGGTCGGAATATAAAAACCCTCCGCTTTTAAGTCGCAATACCCACACGATCAGTCACCAAACGGGAACCCGCCATCGTCGTCGGTTCCGTCGGCATTAACACCGTCAAGGAGCGCCATGTTCGGCTTGTACACTTCACCCGTTTGTGGGTCGTATGGCTCTATCGTAATATCCTCAAGCAGGTCTTTTTCCTCTTCTATCGGCTGCTGCTGTTCTTGTGGCTTGGCTGCTTTTGCTTTTTCTTTTGGCTGCGGCTGCTGCGGCTCTTGTTTGGCATGTTGGAGCATTGCGTTTAAGTCTTGAGTGCTGCCTAAATCCTCCGCGCTTGGTGGCACTATCTCAACGTCGATCGGCTTATCGTCTTTATCTATCGCGTTTGCAATTTCTTCGCCCATCGGCAAAGATTTAACAAGTTTTTTGATAACTGTTTTTTTAGCCATCTCTTCAAACCAATCTTCCCAAACTCCTACGGGTAGTCCTTTTGCAATTCTTTCTGCATCCCTCTTGGACGTGTACTGCGTTGTTTTTGATTGGTTCGCGCTAACCTTGCGATGCTTTTCGATTTGCTTAGCGTTCATAACTTCAATGTAAAGCGTACCATCAGGCGACTGCGCAAGTGCTACTGCAAGGCGAAACGTGCTTGTTTCGCTGTCGATATTTTTCTTAAATTTTATGCTTTCCTCAAAGCCGTCGATGATGTACTCAAAATCATCTTCTTCGTTCACGATGTAGCTTTTAATCTTCCACCCCGTGCGCGCCATCAAAGCGGTGTATCCTCTTGCGCTAACAATAAGCTGCACGGAGCCTTTAAATGGTACAATGTATGCGTGTGCAAGAGCAGGGGAAAGGTCTAAATTTAATTGAGCAACGGTGATACAAGCGTCCACAATGCTATTTGGATTGCAGTTTGCAAGATTGCTATCTGTTGCTACCTTGCTTGCCGTAGCTAAAAATTTATCCGCTTTTGTTTTGTCTCCAAAAAGCGATCTTACTACTCTATGTTGCGCCAATAATCCGTTTTTGATCTGCTCTGATCTTTCTACAAGTTGGTTGTTGTTTTGCATCTTATGCTCCTCTTCTTTTTTCTAAAAACCACTCAGGGTAGCCCGTTGTTTTAACCACATTTACGATCCCGTCTTTTTTGTATTTCTTCCATGTATCAAGGTACTCACCATAAATCGCGCGCCCCTCCTCGACGCTTTCGATATTCATTTCTTGCACGCTTACCATGTACGGAGCCACGCTCTCCACGAGGATAAAAACAAATCTTTTTGCTTTGTAGCCTGCTTTGTTTATTACGTCCATGTAAAAAGCCGACTGCGTTCCGTATCCATACTCAAGGATCGACTTCTTAAAGTCGCTTATGCTTGCTGTCGTTTTGAGGTCGATCACTAGCCCTAAATATTGGTTATAGTAGTCGGCTTTGCATTTTACTTTTACGCCGTCAAACTCTGCAAAAAAAGCGTGTTCAGCTACTCCGCCTTGTAGTAATCCGCCTGCAATAGCTTTAACATTTCGCGCCATAAGCTTTACCTGCTCAAAAGTGTCGGAGCTTATAATTGCTCTATCGCCGACGCAAGACAACCATGCCTTTCTCGCATCTTTGTATGCGTTTGAGTTTTTATTCAGGTCGCATCCCTCAAACTCTTCAATGACGAAATCGTTATTAAAAGTTTCAGGTTCCAACACAAGCTTATGCACCGCTCTACCTAGCTCTACCGATGCGTTAGAAAAAGGAAAAAGGTCTTTATTTTCGTAGTGTAAAACGCTCTCTTTTAGCAATCTGAAATCACTATTAGATATTGCATCCACCGAAAAATAGTCGCTATCGCTCATCTTCGCCATCCCTCTTTCGGGGGTGATTATTTCGTCGTCGAAATTAATTTCTACTAATGCGCTCATCTTATAGCTCCTCGCATCTTTGGTTGGCTATTGGTATCTGCTTGCTGTATATCATCGGCAGCACCTTCTGGATCATCGCTTCGCAACTTATGCCGCTTTTGCTTTGCACTTCAAATTCGAGCGTGATTTTATAAACACTCTTCCCATCTGCGTTCTCTCTCTTCGCTTCCTCTTGTTTGGCTTCTTGAGCGCGTTCCATCTGCATCGGCGGCTTATCAACTAAGCGATCTATGGCTTTTTGGTGTTCGCGTTCGCGCATTTCTTCGACGATCTCCCTTGCTCTTGCTTCGTCTCTTAGCCGCTGGTTTTCGACTTCTATGTCTTTAAGACGCTGCGCCTCTACCGCTTGTGCAATAGTAGCGTCTATCTCGTCTTTGAATTTTTTAACAAGTCCGCCGCTTTGGGTAAGCCCCGCTACGCTTGGACTTGGGAGCACGAGACGCATTTTAAACTCTTCTCTAAGCTCCACTTTGGCTAGTGCTTCGGTCATGTAAGCGCGCATTGCTTCTGTATGCTCTAAGCGCTTTGCATCTTCAAACACGCTTACGCCGCTTGCGATATTTAATCGTTTTGACTCAATAAGGCTCTCAATTTTTGCAACCTCTGCTTTAAAAATATTGATCGGCTCCATAGCTTCATCAAGATACTTTTTTGCAGTATCTTTAACTTGTTTTTTTATCTTGTTTAATTCCGCGCCGCTCTCTTTTGCATCCTTGAGGTTTTCGCTTGTAACCTCGATCTCGAACTGCTTCGTGTATTCGTCTATTGCGACCGCAAAGGCTTCAAAGTTTCCTAAAAGTCTTGGCTTTACAACTTCGACTTCAAAATCTAATTTACTCATAATTCTCTCCCCATTTTCTGCTTTTTCTTTTATGCGTGTCGTAAGCTACGACCGCGACCAATGCCACAACCAAACCGATAATCAAAAACGGGATCAACTGCATCGCTTCATCCCCTCTCAATATCATTTATCTTTAGCATTTCTGCCCAAAGCTTGTACGTCTGTGCGTGTATATTGTTACCGTGCGTGTTATTAACGGCTTCGATAAATTCTTCTATAAATCCACTAAAGCAGCCGCTTCTTATGTATATGCCTGTATCCAAAAAAAACGCTGTGGATGTACGCATTCTGCTTCCAGCTCGTATTTGCATTATTTTATTGCCGAAGCCTTTTTTGCCCTCGAAACTGCATCCCTCTCCGAAGCTAGACCCCTCTCCGAAGCCAGACCCCTCTCCGAAGCTAGACCCCTCTCCGAAGCTAGACCCCTTGCCGAAGCTAGACCACTCCCCGAAGCTAGACCACTCTCCGAAGCTAGACCACTCTCCGAAGCTAGACCCCTTGCCGAAGCTAGACCGCTCCCCGAAGCTAGACCCCTTGCCGAAGCTAGACCCATTGCCGAAGCTAGACCCCTCTCCGAAGCTAGACCACTCCCCGAAGCTAGACCACTCCCCGAAGCTAGACCCCTCTCCGAAGCCAGACCCCTCTCCGAAGCTAGACCCCTCTCCGAAGCTAGACCCCTTGCCGAAGCTAGACCCCTCTCCGAAGCCAGACCCCTCTCCGAAGCTAGACCCCTCTCCGAAGCTAGACCCCTTTCCGAAGTTGCACTTTTCATAAAAACTCTTAATATTAGAATAGCTACCTGTTGGGCATTGTTTTATGCCGTCTACAATTTCAAATTTATTAAATTCTTCTTGTGTGTATTGTTTCATTTTCTCATCCCCTCAAAAATCTCTTTAACGTAGTTGAGTCGGCGCGCCATTTCGCCGACCGTGATTTGTGGGTTATTTTTCAGGATCGCTTTTACGACCCTATGCTGTCTCTTTGCGTTCATCGTCTCTCCTTTGTGATAATTACATCTAAGTTGTTTTTAATCCACTCCAAAACCTCTCCCGCATCCATTGCGTTAAGCAGCTTGGAGTTATCCGCGTTTGCTACAATATCTTCAGCTTGAACGCTCTCCAAAAAGCTGTAATCGACATCTTCGATCTCTAAAGATATGTAACCATCAAAATTACAAGAAGATAAATTCGTTATCCCCTTACACTCAATCGCTAAATTTTTCATGCTTTCTCCTTTTAATTAAACCTCTAAGGGCTTATAGAACACACCTCGCACACGGCTAATTCCCTACCGATTTTGTTTTTTAGAGGTTATTGCTATGTAGATACATATAAGGAGCGCAATGAGTTGGATGACTTTTGCGCTAGGTGTGTTTTATAAACTCTTTTTATTTTTGTTTCGCGCCAAAATCAGGCGCGAGTGTGCTATTTGTCTGCAAATTTAACAGCATCGGCAAAGCGAACATCATCTTTGTAAATGCCCTCGACTTTATAAAAGTTTGGCTCAAACGTTTCATCTCGCTTATCTTGCTCTTCTTGTGCAATTAACGCCGCATTCGCTCTTTCTTCTTGCATATAAGAGGAAAAAACCTCACCATTTTCCCTGCATGCTAAAACATAAACTTTTTCAATCATAATAAACCCTTTTTTTATTTAAAAAAATCTCAGAACACACGATCTCGGTCGTGTGCTCAATTGATATTTTTCGCTTATTTGGTGGCGACCCCTTATAACCGTACGCTTTCGCGTGGTTCATTTATGACGATCCGTCAAAGCCTCTCGGCTACCCGTTTTTTGTTCGGATACAAGAATTTTACTACAAGAGTAATTAAACGAGCCTTAAAAAATTACCGCTTTGGTAAATTCTTTATAATTCTTTTTTTTGGAAATAAAGAATTATAATAATGAAAAATAGAAATCCAAATCGTTTAAAAAAGTAAATTTTTTAAGTTATGTTTAATTACTATTAAAGTAAGATTAGCAGATGAAAACAAAAAAAATAAAATCAATTGAAAAACCGCTCGCGGAGATCGCGAAAGATACGGGGCTACACGTCGCAGAGGTGTCGATGGCATTGAACGCCAAAAGACTGTTAAATAGGAAAAAGCTTTTGCAGGTTGTGGAAGCAAATTATCCGCTGGAGGCTTTCGTGTTCGGAAGAGATTGCCTACAAAAAGATGATATAAAAATGGAGTGACTTTAATGCAGTAGAGTTTTGAAGTATGATTCTTTACTGCTCTTTTGTGGTATAATTATAATGTTCTTTTAATTAAGTGGGTGTTCAAGGTTCGTCCAGTACCTCATCTCTACCCACTGAATTAAGAGAGCACGAAGAGATGGAAACTGGACACTTCCTCATTCCTCTTAAATTTAATCACGTCTAGGCATAAAATGAATGATTTAATTCATGTTAAGAATGTAGAGGTTGGTGTTATCACACTGAAAGAGATTACAGATATGCTTGCAGTTGAGCACAATAAAGCCATGAAGATGGTTAGTAAAATGTCTCAAGAGCCTAGTTTTGGTACGATCGAAAAAATAGCGACCGTCTATAACAATAAGGGTCAAATGATAGATACTTATCTGCTCAATAAAAAACAAGCCATAGCCGCAGCAAGTAAGCTTGATGTAGCTATGCTTATGAAAGTTATTAATAGGCTTGAAGAGTTGGAAAATAAAAATCGTCTACCTGTTTTACCACAAACCTATATAGAAGCTCTTGAAGCTTTAACTAAATCAGAAAAGGAAAAATTACAGTTATCTAAGGCTATACAAGAAAAAGACAAAGTAATACTTGCGGTCGCGGATTTAAACGTCAAGGCTGGTGAAGTTACTATAGGTGATTTTGCCAAAAACATAGCAATTCCAAACATGGGGCAAAATAACATGTACCAATGGCTCAAAGCCAGGGGTTTTGTAACAATGGATAGAAAGCCATATCAGCCCTATGTGGAGCGCGGTTATTTTGTTAGACGACCATCTAAAAATAAAATCAACGGTGAACATAGATATACGACATATTTGACAGCAAAAGGCACCGTTTGGCTTGCTAAGATATTAAAAGCAGAATTTGAGATAGAAGGCGGTGCCGCATGAGTCAATATTACAACATTGAGAACGAAAAAATAGTTCTTGCTTCAATCTTATACAATCCTATGTTAATCGAAGAGATTAGCACGATGCTTGATATAGAAGATTTTTATCTTCCATCTTTTCGGAATATCTACCGAGCAATGATCGTTCTATATGAGAACGACAAGCCCGTTGAAGAGAGCTTTATCAAAACTATTCTTGCGAAAAACAATCAATTCGACGAAGAAGCTTTTATTAATATGATGATCGCTACTCCCACAACGAAAGTCGAAAGCTACATCGCAACAATTAAAGAGCTTGCTACGCAAAGAAAGCTATTAAGTCTTGCGAACACTCTTCGCGACGATATAGACCTCCATGAGAAAATCAACTTAATAACAGCGGCAAAAGACAATTTATTGCCGCACGTAGAGCACAAACCGCAGACTTTAGCGGATGCAATCAAAGAACTCGATAACCGACCCAAAAAGCCGAAATACGAAACAGGCTTAGAGATTGTAGATAATCATTTCGGGGGCGGTTTAGAGCTTGCGCAAATCGTGATGCTAGGAGGAGAAAAGGGCGCAGGTAAAACAGCTTTTGCGCTGCAATTTTTATACAATATAAGCAAAGGGTTTAAGAGCTGCTTTATGAGTTATGAGATGCCGGCATGGAAAATAGCACAAAGAGCTAAAAAAGCAAATTTGAGCGCAACGCAGCTTACAAATATGTGCGTTCTCGACAAAGGCAGATACATAGAAGAGATTGAGCGCAACATAAGAAGTCTTGTGCGAAGCGGCGTGCATTTCTTCGTTATAGACAGTCTTATGAAAATCCAAACAAAAGCAAAAAACCTCAAAAGACACGAAGAAATAAGCTTAATCACGAACAGACTCTCAAAGCTTGCGGTGGAACTCGACGTAATAATCATCTTGATCGTGCAAGTCTCTCAAGAGAACATCAAAACGCAGTATATGAGCGTAAAAGGAAGCGGTGACGCGGATTATGATGCCGACATTATGTTCTTTATTCGAAAAGATCAAAAAGACCAAAGAAAGCGTTATTTCCAATGTGAGAAAAATCGCCAAAACGGTAACGAGTTTAGCGAAGAGGTTTACTTCAACCCTGTAACCGTAGCGTTGCAAAGATACGCTCCTACAATCTACGAAAGAGAATACACTACAACGATAACGGATAATCCAAAATTTGAAATGGAGGTGCTGTAATGAGCGCATATCTAACAATGCCGAAAGAGTATGCTAGAGAGCTTCAACTTAGCGGTAACAGAGCAAAAGCAAGGGCGTTTATGGAGTATTGCCTAGACCTAGATGAGGGCATAAAAAATAGCGTAAGATTTTATGCAAAAAGTTGGGGAATTTCAGTCGAGCCTGCACAAAGATGGATAAAAGAATTTTACGCCGAGATAGAAAAACATCATAATTTTTGGGCGGAAAAAAACGCAAATAATGCTCAAAGATTGCTAAAAAATGCCAAACACTTACCAAACACTAGCCAAACACTAAAATCCTCTACAACTACGGAAAATACGGGGTTTTGTGAAGAGGTGCCAAACACTTACCAAACACTTGCCAAACAAAGAGTAAATAATAAATATACTCCTCCACACACGCACGTACACGCGGAAGAAAAATCTAGCAATACAGACATAGAGTTTCTAAGAGAGTTCACGGAGTTAAGATTAAGAACAAACAAAAAGTTTCTAGGGAGCAAAGAGAGAGCTTTTGAAGCTTACAAGAGCATCGAGGACTTATTCGACATTAAGACTATTGCACGAAGCTATAAGAACTACTATGAGAGCTTTAACAGCAAAGACGAGCAGATCGTAGGTTTAGCGAAGTTTATAAGCGAGGGGCTGCATCTTAGTTACTTGCCGACTTCGGTCGTAATAGAGACAAAAGACGGCACGAATATCGCGGGGACGTTTGATCTGGAAAAAGAGGCGTTTGACGCAGCGGACGGGCGCAAATTAAAACTAAGCGTGCAGAGATTTTTTGAACTGCTTGGAGACAAAAAGATTAAATTTTTGGATGAGGTAAGAGTATGAACAAGCAAGAGATGAAAGATCGCATATACCAAATTCAAGCAATGGGGCGCACTGAATTAGCGGACTTTTTAAAAAAGGTGGAGTTAAGTCTATTAAGCCCAAAAGACAAAACGTACCTATTGCGTGCCGTTGAGGTTCGTATGGGAGAGCTAGATCCTAGCAACGCATTGGTTGAGGGCGGAGAGCTTACCCCGTCGGAGGCGAGAATATGAAGAAGATTTTTAGCTTTCAAGTGTATGTTAAGCCCGTACCCGCATCAAGACCGCGTGTAACGAAATTCGGAACATATAACACGAAGGCGTATATGGACTACAAAAAGATGCTTACGCAATTTGCGAAGCTTGCAAAGAGCGCACCGAAGAGCGATCAGCCTCTTGCGATGAAGTGTCGCTTTTGTTTCGAGGTTCCAAAATCTTGGAGCAAAGTCAAAAAAGCGAGAGCGTATTATCACACGAGCAAACCCGACTTAGATAACCTCGTTAAAGCGCTAAAGGATGCGCTAAACGGCGTTATTTATCTTGACGACTCACAAATTGCTTTTTTGGATGCAAAGAAGCACTACGGCGAGCGTAGCTATGTTCAATGTGAGGTATATGAGCTATGCGATTGAAACTATTGAGATACGCACACTTAAATGACTTCGTTATTGGGGCAGAAGTAAGCGAAGAGGATGAGGTTATCGGCTTCATCGTGTGCGATCGAAACATGCAGCGTTTCAGCGGCAAGTGCTTTGCTACGGCGGCGGAAGTGATTATTTGGGCGCATGATAATTTCAAACTTTTAGTTAAATTTCACGAAAAAGCTTGACAAATAGAAAAAAATCGCGCTATAATACGGTATATTTAAAATAAAAGGATGGAAAAGATGAAAACATTAACAGCAAAAGAACTAATAGAAATGGGTGGAAAGCTCTGGAAAAAAGACGGAATGATCAGAGTTTATATATCGGGTGAAATTTTTAATAAGCTTGCCGATACAGCATTTGGAGACAACAATAACAAGTTTTTTTATGACTGCAACACAAATAAATTGATGAGAAGTTATAAAAATAAAAAACCTCAAATTGTAGAATAAGTAAAGGAGAAAATATTGATAGACTTCAAAACAAAAACAGGTAAAGAAATCGGCAAAATAAAAGTAACAGAACTTGCCGAATTTATCGGAATTTCCGAGGGGGGGTTACGCAATAGACGCAAAAAGAACCCCAAGGAGTTTGAAATCTACTATCTTGGTGCTTTTTGCTTAGCAAACGGCATAAAAGAAGAGGATTTGGAAAAAACAGCAAGAAAAGATTTGCTAGAAAGCTAAAATAAATAAACCGAAACCGAGGATAGATAAAATGGCAAAGAAACCAAGTTTTGAAACTATACAAAAAGTTATAAACAAGCTTAACAGTGAGCTTGGTTTTGACTTAGAGCCTGATACAGAATTTATGACTTATAGTGGCAGAGCTGATGCGGGAGCTTACAGATGGAGCTCGTTAAATCTATCTCCCGAAATAAATTCAGATCTAACAATGAGTGAATTTCTAAAAGCCAAAGCGGTTGGGTATGATTATGTGTCTTGGAATAATGAGGGCGTGTTTGTAACAAATGAAAAATATAATCCTCAGTCTAAATATATGAATAAACCTGAAAAACCAGAGTTTAAAAAAATAGACAGAAACTAAGGACGGACAAGATGGATAATATTACATTTGATAAATTCAAAAAAGATATTGTAAAAATAGAGTTTTTAGAAGAACATAATTCATATGGTCATCACCCTTTTCAGTTAATAGCTATAGATGCTGACGGAAAGATGGAAATGAATGCTCTCGTTGGTGTTGGAATGCAAGATATAATTAACAGGGTTCAACACTATCATAAGAATAAATACAAAGATATTTTTCTTTCTATGGATCTGCCTAAAAATACAGAGATAGAAAATGATTTTGTCTTTGCATTACACATTAAATCTCAAGAAATATCTAGCACTATGATTGAGTATTCTGTGGAGACAGGAGAGATCATTAACGAGATAGAAAACAGTATGAGTGATACGGCAAAAACTATTATCACTTATTTTATGTAAGATACATAGACGAAAGTCATTATGAGCTTGTTTCTGAGTCTGATTCGTATTTTATCAGCAAAGGTGATAAAGTAGCTCAATGTACACTAAAAGAACATAAAGGGTTTCTTATGGGGTACGAGAGCGATATTATTCGCAATGGAGGATTTGGTTCGACGGGTGGAAAAAGATGATGCACCCGCTAATTAACAAGGATTCCGCGCATTACGACGCAGGCGGAAAAACGGCTATAGAAGAGCTTGAGGAGATGCTAACCCTTCGTGAGATGATCGGATTTTGCAAGGGGAATATCAAAAAATATTCATACCGCGCGGATTATAAGGGGCAAAAAGATAGCGATTTGAGAAAGATAAAAACTTACCGGAACTATTTAGATTTTCTTTGCACGTTGGTCGGAATACACGGCGAGGACATAAAAGTAAAAGAGATATACATCAGGGAGGGCATCGCAATCAAATACAGTGCATAAGGCGTTTATATATGCTATAATGCTTATGTGTTCGGTTCGCAAAAAAGATAAAAGTGATAGGGGGTTCGCCCTCTATGTTAGTTAATTACAGCATCTCGAAAGCGTTTTAATGAGTCTTCATCTACTTTCCTTTTTCGCTTTTTGAGATGTTGTAATTAGTTAATATAAGGAAAAAAGATGAAGTATAAAGAACTTAAAAGAGAAAACAAAGAATTAAGCCAAAAGCTAAACATGGCGAACAAAACCGTCCACGACTTAATGCAAGAAGTAGACCTAATCAGAGAGAAAGCTATTAGCGCAACAAACAAGCAGCATAAACAGCACGAATCTCAAATGCAAGTAGCGGAAAATGAAATCAAGAGATTGAACGTGATTATTGATTTTTTGTATACGAGGGGGAGGGAGTAGATGCAAATGCACGAAAAACAAGGGGTTTTGTTTTGAGATATACATATAAAGAAATGCAAGAAAATATGAATAAAATACATAACATGGACTGTTTGGAGTTTATTTTTGATGATTTAAAACTAGAAAGGATTATAAATGATTTGTAAAGAATATGCGGAAAGCTCAATGAATAAAATATTAAATATTGATTGTTTGGAGCATATGCGTAAAATACCAGACAACTTTTACGACCTTTGTTTAACTGACCCTCCTTATGGAATTAAGATTAACAAAATGAACTTTGTAACAAGTGGTGCAGTAAAAGTTGGTGGTGCTTATAGGAATGACTACAGTAAGCATAATACCGAATGGGATAATTTTACACCAAGTATTGAATATTTTAATGAAATAAAAAGAATATCAAAGCAACAAATCATATTTGGTGGAAATTATTTTACTGATTTTTTAGAGTCTACACCATCTTGGCTTATTTGGGATAAAAGAACAGAAGATAAATATTCTAATGATTTTGCAGATTGTGAAATGGCTTGGAATAGCGATAAAAAACCAGCTAGAATATATCGTTTTTTATATAG